TTAAATTTTAAAATCATATTAACGCACAAGAAAGGCAACACAATATGGCATCATTAGCAGATATTCGCGCACGTTTACAAGCGGCAGAATCAAAACAAGGTGGATCATCCACCGAACGCGGAGATAATTCAATTTACCCGCACTGGAATATGGAAGAAGGCCAATCGGCTACACTACGCTTCCTCCCAGACGGTAATACAAAAAACACATTCTTCTGGCAAGAACGAGCAATGATTCGTTTGCCTTTCAACGGTGTCAAAGGAGAGATGGACTCCAAGCAAGTGATGGTACAAGTACCCTGCGTGGAAATGTGGAACGAAGCCTGCCCAATCCTGGCAGAAGTTCGCACCTGGTTCAAGGACAAGAGCCTTGAAGACATGGGTCGTAAGTACTGGAAGAAACGCAGTTACATTTTCCAAGGCTTTGTGCGTGAGAACCCCCTAAACGACGACAAGTCGCCAGAGAATCCAATTCGCCGATTCATCATTGGTCCACAAATCTTTACAACTATCAAAGGAGCCTTGATGGATCCTGAACTGGAAGAATTGCCAACAGACTACTTGCGTGGTCTGGACTTCCGCATCAGCAAAGGTGCCAAGGGCGGCTTCGCTGACTACAATGGAAGCAAGTGGGCTCGTAAAGAGTCAGCCCTAACCGAAGCAGAACAAGCCGCAGTTGATGCACATGGTCTGTTTGACTTGAGCACATTCTTGCCCAAGAAGCCCTCTGATGTTGAGTTGAAGGTAATCAAAGAGATGTTTGAAGCATCAGTTGATGGTCAGCCATACGACACAGAGCGTTGGGGTCAATACTTCCGTCCTGCTGGTGTGCAAGCACCTGCTGGTAGTTCAACTCCGGCACCTGCTGTAGCAGTAGATGGACACGGTGATGTTCACGAAGTGGCGGCAAAGCCAGCACTCAAAGTAGCTGCCCCGGTCAGCGACTTTGATGACGAAGACGCACCAGCACCAACTGCTCCTGTGGCAAAACCTGCTGGTGGTGGACAAAAAGCCGAAGATATTTTGGCCATGATCCGCTCTAGACAGCAAAAGTAATTAAGCAATTAATTAGTGACAGAGCTAAAGTATCAGCAACTCGTTGTCTTTGGTTGTAGTTTGACCAAAGACAATTTCATTGATACTTGGGCTGACGTTTTGTCTAAAAAAATTAAAACCCCGCTAGTTAATCATGCTGAACGTGGCGCCGGGTATGAGTATATTGTACAAAAAATATTATCAACTAAATTTGTCTCGACAGACTTGGTAGTTATAATGTGGCCTTCAGCAGACAGATACGATCTATACGTAAACACAGCTACTCCACATTTACAAAATGATGTTAGGCACGCTAGTTGGTTAGATGGCGAACACCCTTCTTTTGTTGATTATAACGGACACTATAATACCACTAATGGGTGGTTTATAAATGGTGCAGTGCCACGAGGATATAAGCATCACTATTATAAATTTTTTTATAATCAAACAACCCATGTTAACAAGGCATGGGCGGCTATTGTCCTGGTACAAAATTATTTAGCAAATCACAATATCAATTATTTAATGTGTAATTCGTATCCTGTGTCAAATCTTATCCAATATCATAACGATGGTGTATCAGATTTTAACTTCGAACTGTACAATAAAATTAATTTCAATAAGTTTGTTAAAAACTCAGATAAAAACGGATTTATTGGTTTGCTGAAAGATCAAGGGTTTGAATTTATAAATATCCATTATCCAAAAAATGACGGACATCAATGGTACGTTGAAAATTACATAGAAGCAAAATTATATGATACAGCTTTCATCTGAACATTACGATATGCTAAAAAAAACTAATGAGTATTTTCCTTTAGGCGAGGATATATGTCTAAAAGATCATTTGAATGGATTTGATGCTAATCTTAAAAATCTAGTGTTGGATGCCTTGGTTGAGCGTGGTTGCACTAATTCGATCTATCTTCAGTATGTATTAACTCCTGAATTAAAACACCGATATAAATCTATTGATATAAATTTCTCTGCAAATTTACAAAATTCTATCAATTTTGATAAGCATGTTCAGTATACTATTCATCCAGCATTAGATTATAAAAATTTCATTTGCAGTTTTAACGGTAGTTTGCATGTCAGTAGAAAACTTTTAGTAGCCATACTAGAAAAATTTCAATATTTTAATCCTGCGTATTGTAGTAAAAATTTTTCATTTTCGGTAGAATCATTGGATGGCCATATCCAAGAACACATTGATAACGACAATGGATTTTACAATAAATTTTTCATAGGTTTAGCAAGTGAAGAATTTTTTCAGACAATTAATAGCTTTGGGCATATTCGTTACGATCACGGCGCCAATATGTACAATCTTGAGCACAAGTTGACTCAGAGTTTTTTGCATATTGTGTCAGAAACATTTGCTACAAGTTACTATCCGTTTGTAACTGAAAAATTTCTTTATAGCATAGTAACCCGTGGATTGTTTTTATCCTATGCGCAACCTGGTTGGCACACACATTTAGAGAAATATTACGGCTTTAAACGGTACACCAAATTGTTTGACTATCAATTTGACGCTATACAAAACCCTGTGGAACGACTGGTTGAATTGATGTGTATGATTTCTAAATTCAGCAAATTATCCGTGCAAGATTGGCATGACTTGTATCTTATGGAACAAGACACAATCGAATACAATTATGATTATTACTTCAGTAATAGGTATCTAGAACACCTGAGAATTCATGCCAACTGATTACCAATCAACAAATCCTATTGTGATGCAGTTTCCTAGATTTGCCGGCGGAAAGTTTATTATGAACTGCCTGGCATTGAGTCGACATTGTGTACCTCAAGATCGTGAGATTGCCGAACATTTGATAGATAATCCTGGCGATTACATCTATAGATTATCTTCAGTCATGAAAACTCTACCTCCAGCTAGTGACATGATCAACTGGATCAATTGTTACGAATTGGGAGATCGCCAGTTGTTTGGGCCATCAGTCGCACGGAAATGGACACAGGGCATTTCGGACGACAGTAATATAAATGATATCACAAAAAGACTGTCCATTTCAAACATGAAATTTTTTATCACTTGCCACTCTGGGCCAGACCAAGCGTCAAATGTTCTCAAAGTCTGGCCCAGAGCCAGCATTGTGATGCTGGTGAATCATCGTAAATTTAGTTTGATATCAGCCCGGTTAAAGAGCAAAAATGACAACGTTGACGCACATGCAGGAAATTATTGTCAATCCAAATATCAACAGTTGGCCGGCACAGATTGGCCAACATGGACTGAATTCAAAAACATAGGATTCAATATCAACCGGCTGACTGGTTACCCAGAACACATACTCGCCGAAATGGGTCAATTTTATCGATGGAATTTGATCAGTACTGATCCTATCATGATTGATATAGACAGCAATATTTTTGATCAACACAAATTCTTGCACATGATACAACAACTGTACTCAGACTTGGGGCTTGATGATTTCAATGCTAATCTAGTTGGAACATTTTGGAAATCGTATATAAATCTACATGTTGACATTGCAGATATTTTATAATATAATAACATAAACTTTAAAGGAAACAACCATGGCAAAACCATTTGACGTATCAAAGTTCCGCAAGGAAATAACAAAAAGCATTGACGGTCTTTCAATAGGCTTTAATGATCCAACTGATTGGATATCAACAGGCAATTATGCTTTGAACTATCTTATCTCAGGAGACTTCAACCGAGGTATTCCATTGGGCAAAGTCACAGTATTTGCCGGTGACTCTGGCGCAGGTAAAAGTTACATCTGTTCGGGCAACATTGTTAAGAACGCACAAGAGCAAGGCATCTTTGTTGTGTTGATTGATAGTGAAAATGCTCTTGATGAAGATTGGCTCAAAGCACTTGGAGTTGATACCAGTGAAAGCAAATTGCTCAAGTTGAGTATGGCCATGATTGATGATGTGGCCAAAACAATCTCCACATTCATGAGCGACTACAAAGCACTGGCCGAAGGCGAGCGTCCCAAAGTTATGTTTGTTATTGACTCACTTGGTATGTTGTTGACACCCACAGACGTCAACCAGTTTGATGCAGGTGAAATGAAGGGCGACCTGGGTCGCAAACCCAAGGCACTCACTGCCTTGGTTCGTAACTGTGTAAACATGTTTGGTAGTTACAACGTGGGCTTGGTTTGTACCAATCATACATACGCAAGTCAGGACATGTTTGACCCTGATGACAAGATCTCCGGAGGCCAAGGCTTTATCTATGCATCCAGTATTGTGGTTGCCATGAAGAAGATGAAGCTAAAAGAGGACGAGGATGGCAACAAAGTAAGTGAAGTGAACGGTATCCGTGCTGGTTGTAAAGTTATGAAAACACGCTATGCAAAACCCTTTGAAGGTGTGCAAGTCAAGATTCCATACACAACAGGCATGAGTCCATACTCGGGTCTGGTGGACTTGATTGAAAAGAAACAAATGCTCAAGCGTGAGGGCAATAGTCTAGTGTTTACCACAAGCGAAGGTGAAGTTATCAAGAAGTTTCGCAAAGCATGGGAAAAGAATGATGATTCATGCTTGGACCGGGTCATGGCAGACTTTGGAAATCAGAAAGCCGAGGTAAGTACTCCGGAGGAAACAGCAGATGAGTGAAACAATAGCCAGTGAAATTTGGGGAGAGCTCAAGCGTTTTGTAAACACAGTTGACCGTGCCGAAGCCGCTGAAACTGTGATACAGATCTTGATGGACAATGATTCAGATGTGGAAGACATTCGTGACGCCTTCAAAGGTGACACAGACATCAAACGTGCTTTAACCTCATATCTTGACAACGACCGAGACTACGCTGAAGAAGAGGAAGAAGAGGAAGAAGAGGAAGAAGATGATCAAGACTGGGAAAATTAATGATCGTCGATGATAACAAGAGAAACTATTATTGTTCAATGAAGTTTCGTTTTATCAAAATTGATCTTGAGTCAAAAACTACATACACTTGTCATGCTGCACAACCACATGATATAGATTTTACATGGTTATCTGACAATCCAGGCCAGTTGTTTAATACACCAATTAATATCACAGAAAGAAACATGATGCTGGTTAACCAGCGCAATACTAGTTGTGAACAAAATTGTTGGCGTGCCGAAGATGTTGGAGCAGTAAGTCCCAGGATGTGTCAAGGTGGACAGGATAAAACTCACTTTGAAATTTCTACACAGCCAGAAATTGTTGACCTTACAATTGGCAGTGATTGTAATTTGACTTGTTCATATTGTTGCAAAGAGTTTTCAAGTGCCTGGCGCCAAGACCTTAAAAACAATGGCAGATACAATGTACCTGGCTCGGACAACAGGTTTGAATTAACTGTTAAAGATCAGTTGTTGATGAAACTTAGTCAGCCAGTATTGACAGCAACTAAACAATATCAAATCTTGTTAAAGCAGATTAAACAAATTACACCAGGAATAAAAAAATTAGTAGTGACTGGAGGAGAACCGTTTTTAGATAACCGGCTGATAGATGTTCTCACAGAGATTCCAGTGCCAGACAATATTGAAATACAAATATATACTGGCCTTGGAGTTAGTGCAGCAAGGTTTGAAAAAATACTACAAAAAATAAAGTTGATTAAGGGTTTGTATCTAACAGTTAGTGCAGAATGTATTGATAAACTGCACGAATTTAATCGGTATGGTAGTTCGTGGAAAGATTTTAAAAACAAAATAGCATTGTTAGAATCAAACTGCATAGACTATAGGTTCCAATCAACTCTTTCTAATATGACAATTTTTGGGTTTGCTGATTTTGTCAATTGTTTTAAAAAAAACAAGATTGCTGTAACGTTTGCTTACCAACCGGACATGATGGCTACATATGTTCTTGATTCCGCAAGTAAAAAATTAATAATAGAACAAATACAATCACTACCAGAAAATATGCGACAACCAATCGAGCAGTCTCTGTTGCAAGTTCCAACAGAAACACAGAGACAAAATATCAAGAAATTTTTACAGGAATTTGTTTACCGTCGAAAAGATTTGGATATGTCTATATACCCAAAAACTTTTTTAAATTGGATAGATTATGTGGTATAGCCGTGTAGTGGCCAGCCTTGGTGCTATTCCAGACTTTATAAATCACTACGAGCGTGAACTTGACGATGCCAAAAAAGATTGTAAAATCTACGGCGTAGTTGAAAAAAATATCACAGCATTGCCGGGTATAACTGAGTTTAGGTACAATCAACTGCAAGAGATTGAAGCGGTGCTAAACTATCTCAACATCCAATTACGCAAAATACGTAGAAAGCATTTTCAAAAGTATTTGGAAGGGTATGCTCGTGCGCTGACCTCAAGAGATGCTGAAAAATATGTAGACGGTGAAGACGAAGTTATTGATTACGAAACTCTCATAAACGAAGTTGCATATTTACGCAATCGCTGGCTGGGCATACTTAAAGGACTGGATACCAAACAGTGGCAAATGGGTCACGTGGTCAGATTAAGAACTGCGGGCATGGAAGACATCCAGGTGTAAATACCTGCATGAAAATTGTTATAGTAGTCGGTGGATTTGATCCACTACATTCTGGGCATATCTCTTTGTTGAACCATGCGGATCATTTGGGTGATCATGTGGTTGTAGGCCTAAACTCCGATGCGTGGCTCACACGCAAAAAAGGCCGACCGTTTATGTCATGGCGAGAACGCATGACCATATTAGATAACCTACACATGGTTGGCGAAGTGATTGCATTTGATGACAGTGATGATACTGCTTGTGATGCTATTCGCCAGATTCGAGACAAGTATCCCAACGACAAGATTGTGTTTGCCAATGGTGGGGATCGCACACAAGACAACATTCCTGAACAGGTTTTTGACGATGTGGAGTTTGTGTTTGGTGTAGGCGGCAACAACAAAGCTAACTCTAGCAGTTGGATTTTAGAAAACTGGAAAAAACCCAAGACATTACGTGCCTGGGGTTACTATCGTGTGCTGCACGAAGTAGGCAATCACGTCAAACTCAAAGAACTAACTGTTGCACCTAAAACATGTCTTAGTATGCAACGTCACGAAAAACGTGCTGAGTTCTGGTTTGTGGCCGAAGGTGAGGCCACAGTATATACTGTGGATCCGCACTCAACTGACCGAGATCTATTGGCCAGTCCAGCACAGCATCAATCAACTTGGATCAGATTGAATGAGTGGCATCAACTGTGTAACGAAACTGATCAGCCACTGAAGTTGATTGAAATTCAGTATGGTGAAGATTGCGTAGAAGAAGACATTGAACGTAAAGGTTAATATAATATGAAAGTTGGAATTATCGGTTATGGATGGATTGGGCAGGCCACAAAAAAATTGTTTCCCAGTGCTCAAATATATGATAAATTTATTCCTGAATATCAACTGCCGTTGTACGAATGTGATCTGGCATTTTTGGCTGTGCCTACTCCGTGGACAGGCGGGCCAGGGTTGGACTGCTCTGCTGTAGAAGACGCTATTGCCAATTGTGGCTGTGATTTTATTGTGATTAGATCCGCAACTCAACCAGGATTTGCAGATGAAATGGCTAAAAAATATCACAAGAGAATAGTGGTACAACCAGAATATCTGGGCGAAACTACAAATCATCCGATGCTTAATATGGACAGCCGAGATTTTATGATACTGGGAGGAGATCCAGAAGATCGTAGA